ACAATGTGAAGAACATCGTCAGCAACATCTTAAAGAAATCTCTATCTTCCATAAACCTTTTCCATTTAGAATTGTTATACTATCAGACTGTTCATAATTCGGGGGTAGCAATGCGGCTACTCCTACCCCTTGAAATAGGTTATTTAATTGGCACTCATTCCGTAGGTCATTACATCAATATGCACCCAAGTCACATCAGATTCCACTCTAATCTTACAAGGCAGATATACTTGATAGTCATCAATCCACTTGCGCACTTCCTCTGCGGTCATACCTTGAACATGAAAGTCCACACCCTTACCAAACAGGTGAGCCGACAAATAAGGCTTCTCCAAGTAGGTCTTTTCCTTAACCAATGGGTCGCAATTACACCTCAACCCACGTTGTGACTTATCACCACCCCACTTCCAGTTATTGATGTAGATAGGTCTATTAAGATGCTCTCTGATAAAGAGTAACACATCAAGCAAATCCCTATCAAGAAAATCCCAAGCAGCTTCCCCGAAACGATTGTACACATGAGGACACACAAGCTCATGTATAGCGAAATAATCTTTAATGCTTTTCATCTTCCTTCTCTATTATTTCTTCAATATCTTCTTTTGCAACATCAAACTTTTTGCTGAACACTACCGCAATCATCTTAACCAAGTTCACATCATAACCTCGTGGCTTTAAGATATTAGACATTATGCTTGAAAACTCAATTAAACACACCGCCAAGCAAGCCCATTTATCTATTACTCCACCGCCATTAGCTGCCACATCTATCACTGCAACCATGATAACGAACATAAAGTAACTTAGCATCTTGCCCATTGTGCGTCTGCAAGCACTACTGAACCTCACTTCTTCGCCCATTAACAAGCATTTCCTTATGCCTACAACCAAGTCGCAGATAATCACAAAGAAACTAACAACAAGCCACGGAATCATGTGCCCGATGCTCTCTTGTAAGAATGTAGCGAATATCACCGAATATCCACCCTCTGTTAATACTACTGCTGTTCCTTTCTCCATTTCCCCCTTTCCCTTTTAACTTTTAATTATTATTACTACCTTTGCAAAGTAAATTATGTTCTTCCCCCCGAGGTCTGCAAAGATGTTAGGGGAATTGCTATCCCCATACATCTTCACAAGTAACTTACCGAATTACATTACGATGTTAGTATTGCTGAAAATAGAATGCTTTTATAATAGCAGTTGCATAGTTACCCATATTCTTTCTTCCATCATTATTTGGATGCAAACCATCCCTTAGATAAGGGCCATAATTAGGGGCATCCTTTTCAAGACAACCGTTAATTCCGCAATTATGGAACATATCTATAATCTGAACACCGAAATCTTGAGCAATATCCTTAATGTAATCGGACTTCTGAATCATGTTTACTTTAGCCGATTTTCCGTCGTCATATTGGTATTTCTGCCATGACCTTTGAATTGGTAGAAGAACGAAGATGGTACATTTAGGATATATTTCCCTTATCTTCTGCAAACACCACCTCATTGCACCAGCCATATTAAACAGGGCATCTCCTGTGGGATAATCAGTGGCGGACATAGCAGCATTCACCTGTTCTTGTGTTGGAACAAAATCATTCGTGCCAAATGAAAAACAGAATATATCGGGAACAGGGTATGTTCCGGCAGTAACCTCTGCTATAAACTTCTGAACGTGAACTTTTGCACAATTATTAGCTGCCTGCTGTGCGGAAGTTGGGTCTGTTATTGCTTCAGTTCCTATTCCTACGAAATTTGGGTCATCGTAATCTTGTGGGGTGTAATCAACCCCATCATAAGTTACAACATTACAAGCCCAAGTAGCACCTCCTACGCCGACATTATGATGACTATTTAGGTGTAGGTTATCTGCAACAATCTTACTCCATTGATTCCCAGCCGTAATACTATCACCATCCACACCAAAGTTTTTATCTGCAAATTGGTTGGCGAGTGCATCTACCTCTTCTTGAATGATGTTTACCTTATCATTAATATTATTAACAATCTTAATTGTTGTACCATAAGATGTATGGAAAGTGATTGAAACATAACCATCTTGTTCAACAAAGTATTCATAAGTGTATGGTTCATTTAAATGTTCAGCATTTGATGGCACTTTTGCTGATATATTACTTAAAGAAGAACTACAAGTGCTTATTACTGCTATTGAACTATTAATAGCCACTTCTATAACAACAATCCTATCACCTTTATGCACTTCTATTGGTTCAGTTACACTAAATGAGGAAGTACCATCATATAATGTACTATCACTATATTTAATATAATATCCTACTCTTCCCTCTGGTGTAATGTCTCTTTTAGGGTCAACAATATCATTAAGATTCTTTACGTCTTCTTTGAAATTATAGACATCTCTACCAATAGTACCGTTATTATCTTTAGATACACTTAGTTCCACAAAGTCACTTGCACACTCCATTAACAGATAACCATCAAAAGGTGCTGTTTTTTCTATTTTATGAAATTGTGGACCAGAGTCACCATAACCTGTTACAGCAACTCCATTTGCTGGATATACTGAAGTGAAACCAAATCTGATATATGTTCCTGATTCAATAGTAAAATCTATTGTTATCAAATCCCCTTGATTTACCTGAGCAATTTTGGAATAAACACCATTAGTATGAACATATCCATCAACCATTGGTCGCAAATAACTTGCAGTTATTAACGGATACACTATCTTATTATTAACAATAACATCCTCTTGTAATTTACTTGTTATTTTCTCTACTCCTCCACTCTTAACCAGATTATCACTTCCAGCAGTAGGTTCATCATCAACTCCTTGCCAATCGCTTGGTGTTGTACTCCACTGATTTTTCATCAAGCGGAACTGAACATAATTATTATCAGAAGTCTTTACAAACTTAATGCTCATTCCACCTTTACGCACATTGGTAGGAATAAGTGTTGCAAGGTCTGCATCAGACAACAATGCTTCAAGTGAAGCAAATGTAACACCACCATTATGTGCAGATACATCATAAAGTGCAGATACAGTTGTTAACTCTGATTCCAAACTTTCGATTCTTTGCTTATGTCCTATAATGGCAACATAGAATACTATCGTGTCCGAAGATTCAATGAGGGCTTTATTAAGATAAAGTCCCAATTCTGTTATGTCTTCCGTTGCCACAACATCAATAGATTCACCTATGTGTATATAATTAGGAGCATTAGAAATAGAACTAAGATAATTGCTACTTTTATTAACAAATAAATCAATATTCCTTGAACTATCAATGCCACTACTTTCACTTAAAGTGACCCTAAATTTAACTCCGGCAGGTATTGATACTTGAAGTGCAGAATTGGCATAACTGATGTTATCATTGGGGGATACAGACAAATTCTTAGAAAACTCGACACCGTTTACTTCCGAGCCTAACTCGGAAAGTTCCTCACTCACCGCCTTCTGCGACATCACCACATTCTCACCATCGCCAGTTTCCTGTACAATACCTTCCGCAATCTTGCTATCGGTGTATTCGTTGATGCGTTCTTCTTGCGCTTCAAGGCTTTCTTTCGTGTAATCTGCAATGTCGGCCATTGCACCACCTATTCTGTTTGCGGTATTAGCACCATCCTCCACCTCGTTTGTGATAGCGGAAATCTCGTTCTTCAGTTCCTCGTATGATTTAGCCATATCTTAGTCTCCTATAACTTTATAAATGATTCTGTTTGATTTGATTGTTCGTTTCTGTTTGCAATCGCTACTGAGATATTCTACACACTCTTGAAGGTAACGATTAGCCACCGCATAAGCATCGTTAGATGCGATTACGCGCTCTTTCTCGGTCAGTCGTGAGGATTCCCCCACTTCTTTATAAACTGCGCCAAAACGGGCGATATTTAGGTCACCACTTTTAATGATGCGTGAATAGGTGTAGTAGGCAAGTGCAGATTTCAAACCTACAAGCACTTTCTTCTCGCCACATTCGCTTTCATATTCTCCACCTTCGAGAAGAAGGGTATATTTTGAAGGATCTTGCTTGATTTTTTCAAGCAAATAACCGAGTGTTGGCTTTAAGTCTATGTTTTCAGCTTCACGGATAAACGAATTAACGCGTTTTTCATCCATGTGAATACTCATATCTCTTGCATATTCGGCTATCTCATTGTATTGAAGTAGTAGCATTGCTGATATATCTTAATGGTTCTACACTGAAATCATCGGCAATAGGCGTGTGCCAATGCTTGAAAATCGCTCTAAATGTGCGCTCAATCAATCGTTGTTGCTTGCTTACGATAGAATTGTAGTACTCAAATGCATCTTCAAGGATGTCGCCCGAAAAGCCTACCTTACCTATGCGGATGCAATACCAAGCTTCTTGCCCGAATGCAGAATAGATACGTTCAATTACGGATGAATCGGTAACGGTAAACTCCTTATCGTAGTTCTGTGCGTTCAGATGTAGCACTTCGGGTTTTTCCTCGTCATTCTCAAGGGTAATCTCCATAATCTTGGCGGCATTCGTGTCGCCCTGGAGTTGGAATAATGTATCCGAAAAGTCATCCCCTTGTAGGCTTGGTCTATCAGAGAAGTTCTCAAGGTTTGAACCTCTCTTGGTGATAACCATTGCAGCCGGGAGAAAGTTGTTTCTTACATTGCGGTATTTGACATTAGACAAGCCTTCATCGGTACTCATTTCCGTGGCTACTGAATCGCCTTTCCCTACCGGGTAGGTGTTCTTGCCGGCCATGCTTACCCATAACACTTGACCTTTGTAATACTCAATACCGCCTACTGCTTCAATCTGCGCCAATACTACATCTCTGTTGGGGTTGTACACATCAATGTAGTCGCAATTTCTTCTATCTACTTTGAGCGGTTTGCCGTTTCGTGTTTTCTTACCGCTCCAATCGGGGTGGATAACGACATGACTTACATAGCCGTTATCATCTTCTTCCGTTAATCGGCAATTCTCGAAAGGGATGTATTGAATCTCCACGATCTGCGCGAACACGTTGTAGTTGACATGGAGAGCGAAACCATTGAACCGGGCAACATCACCACATATAAGCTGATGAATGTCGTCCATCGTTTCGCCTTTTCTGTTAACAACATATTCCGATAGTGTTACATCGCGGAATCCGTTACCTTCGATAAAATCTGCAAATCGTTCCACGCACTCCGAGCCGGTGGACGATGCAGCAATGATGTTGTTCAAGACCTGCGGATAGAGGTTATCATCTCCGTAAGTCTGAATGCCAAGAGTAGAGATGTAGTTATTATCTATTCTTGGGCTTGATTTTCTTCGCAGGTCTTTTACTTTCATTGTTCTTTCTTTTTTGATTTCTTTCCGAAAACTCTGTTTTTCCAGTTTTCGGGCAACTTGCTGAAATAGATGTGTCCGTTGGGGTTCATACGGAGGTACTTTTCTGCGAGTGTATCTGTGAGGTTTGCGTTGGTAATCATGTTCCCGTTACCGAAACCAAGTTGTAATAGTGCGCCATTCTTCAGCGCGTATAATGTCTTTTCTTTCATCTTGTTATATTTATTCAAATAGACATACATTTCCATCACGGCATCTTTATAGCAATTACTGCACGATGTCTTGACGAATTTCTTATCAAGCACTTCAAAATAAAGTGCTTCGATTTCTCTTTTCAAATCAAGGGAGTAAGCGGGCATTCCGCTTAACTCCCTCAATCTTGTTTTCAATGCTTCCATTATACAGCTTCAGCGGTTAATGAATCAACTGCGGCCTTGGTGGTCTCGTAGTTGGTCTTATAGAGGAATAAGGCACTCTTCGGCACCTTGGTTTCTGTTAGTGAAACACTCCAACCGCCTTCAGTTTCTTCCGAATACTTGTCGTTGGCAATCTCGGCTGCGTTCAAGCCTTGATAGTAGCCGTAGACTTGGAAAGCTGAATAGCCTTTTTCTGTTGCATTAAGGCTCTTGCTCTTGTTTTCAAGAATAACCACAAACTCGCCATTAGCCAAGCCATCAATAACATCTGAACAAACATCGGGATTGTTATCAAGGATAACCATGTTCACGGTGTTGGTAAATGTGTTTCGATAGGTTCCTGTTGCCAATGC